ATTATTTATTGTAGAATTGCTAGTATTAAAATTTTCAGAGGTAGAGCTACTGGTCGATACGCTGGTCTGGTCGATTGTCGTAGTGTTAATATTGGTGTTCTGGCTCGTGGATTGGTTGACGTTTTGATTATAATTATTATTGGTTGATGTAACTGTGGAGGTCGTTGTCGTATTATTAGTGATATTGCTATCTTCGGCAAAGGCTAATCCTATGACACCAAATATTGCCAAGCCCACTATTGTATATGCTCTTAAAGTTTCTTTCAACATAGATGTGATTTTTAATGATTTTAAAACCTAAAGCAAGATGTTTAGAGGGGGATAAAGTGAACCCCTAATAATTATTTGACATATTTTGAAAACGGAATTATCTTTTAAAGAAATTAATTTAGGAGAAAAAAATGGCGAAAGCAAAAACAACTAAGGTTAGCAAGAAAAGAGTTAGGGCAAAAGATAGTAAAGGTAGATTTATTGCTGATGATAAATCTACACCAAACATAAATGAAGCTTATGGTGAAAAACCTGCACCAAACAATAATATACTTGGTATTATTCTTGCTGTTTTATTAATTGCAGCAGTTTTATTTTTAGGGGTTAGTTAATGACGTTAGAAGAATATATAAAAGAAAAAAAAATAAAAATTGAGGATTTGGCAGAAAAAATAGACGAACCTCATCACCGAAACGTATATCGTTATATGCGAAATGTAATACCACGACCTGATAAAATGGAATTAATTTATAGGATTACGGAAGGACAAGTAACTCCAAATGATTTTTACAAATTTATGAGGCAATGATATGAACATAATAACAAATGAACCAATAAAAGTAGATTTAGAGCCAAGAGAGGTAAGTTTAGTTTTTGAATGTGCTAAAAGACGTGAATTATCATCAATGTTAAAGAAATCAAAGACTTACGTTGGCAACGAAAAAGAAACTTTTTTTGCTCATTTGATTGGTAGTGCAGGTGAATATGCTTTTTGTAAGCATTTTAATCTGTTCTGGTCTGCTGATTACGATACATATAAAAGTGAAGCTGATGTTTATTATAAAGGAATGGATTTTGAAATTCGTACAAGAACTAAAAAATGGTATGATTTAAAAATTGACAAAAGAGATAATATCGAGCAAAGATTTGTATTGTGCTATGCCGACAAACCATTAGATTATGTTTTATTGCAAGGTTGGGTTGATGGTGAAACAGGCAAAGACGAAAGATATATAAAAGATTATGGTGATAATAACGTACCAAATTATTTCTTTCCAAAAGACAAATTACACCCAATACAAACTGCATTAGATGGGATAAATGACTGAAAATATAGAATTACCATTTTTTAACGTACCAATAGACGCATTAAAATCATTGCGTGCTGACATTGGACAACGTAATTATGAAAAAATATTACCGATCTATATTCATTTTTGGGGTCTTGGCGGCAATCCAATTCCCCTAGAATATGTTGTTAAAAACTTTAAAATATCAGAAGAAAAAATACGTCAAATTGAACAAATAAATCCAAATTTTTTACAAATTATTACAAAAAATGAACAAAATTGTATCAAAAAATATGTAAATTCTGAACATATTTTGAACTATATGAGTAAATTATGGGCTAAATCAAAGAGCAGAAGGGCATGGAACGAAAAAGTAAAAGATAAAAGAAAACAACAGTTTACAGAAAAATATGGTGAAAAGTTTACTTAGTTAGTTAATAACTATTCTTAACTACACAGTTTTTCTAATTAATAATTAAATTTATAATTAAAATAAAAGGGAATATGAACAAAATGGAATTTAACATAATGACTGAAGATAAATTTGAAAAAATAAAAAATCTACATTTCACTGCAAAGCAATTAAAACTTTGTAAAGAAACTGATGTCGATATAGAAGAAGAACGTAAAGCATTTATACAATGGCATCTGGATAAAAATAAAACCAGAAAATCACCTTCAATGGCATTTACTAGGTGGCTACATAAAAATAATAAAATAGAAACCTATCTTGCCGAGAAAAAAGTTTTAGAAAAAGACGTTTTAAAAGAAGGATTAGAACAAACAAAAAAAATAATTGAAGAATTACCACCCATTCTGACTCAGGATATTAAACAAAAGACTATTTATAAGGAGTTTTTACAAAAAGTGATTAATTCTTATGGTCGCAATACTTGGAATATAAAAGAAAAAGATACCTATATTGAATTAGCTTTGGATTGTATAATGGATAACTTACCTTTTGATTTGCAGCGACCAACGGAAGAAGATTTAATTAAGTATTGCAAAGGATATTTTAAATTCTTTTTTAGAAACTATGAAAGTCAATATATGCCAAATGGTATTTTTTCCTTTAAATCAATTCAATTAGCTTATAATCAAACATTAAAAAGTAATCCAAATTGTTTAAAAAGTTTAACTTTCTCTGGTGTAAATAGTCACATAAAAATTACGGATAAAGAGATTGATTTATTAAAAAAGTATTTACCTTCTGACGTACAACAAAAAGAGGTAATCCATACTTTATTTTATATTGCACAAAATCCTAATAAAAAAATATTTGGATTAGGTAGAAAAGATTATATATTTGACCAGATACGAAATATTACAAACTTAAAATTTGAGAGTAATTAATGAATGATGTAATCCCTACAAAAGAAACATTACAAAAAGGTAACTATCAACATCAAGAAACAGCTAAAGCAGGTGTTTTTGTTTTACGAAATGTTTATTCTGATTTATTGGAACGATACTTTCACAGAAAAAATATAACAAGTGAGCAATATTCTGCTGGTAAACATTATGTCCAGAATTATGTATTAGGACATTCTCACCCTAGTATCATTTCTAGTTATAAAGAGAGATCTACTTCTAGTAACAATGTAATTATATCTGACGTTATTTTAACCAATAAACAAAAATATAATGAAGCCAGAAAACAAATATCAAAAAATCTTTTAACTTTTTTTGAATATGCTGTACTTAACGATATGCCACTACAGGCTGCTAATAAAAAAACATTACGATTAAAAAACAAAAAAGAACCTTTTAGGGTATTTTGTGAAATTTTAGATATATTAGCTTATCATTATGGTTATGTAAGATAGGTTTATTCTTTTACTTTTTAAGTAACTATTGTAACAAATTCTTTAAGTTTATCTTGTTGAACATCATCAACTTCAAGCCACTCATCTTCGTAAATAGGTATATCATTTTCATAATCACAGATAACAAGTTTATTTTGAACTTGAATATCAATAATAGCTTTAGGGTTACACTCTTGTAATATTTTTATTAATTCTTTAACTTTCATTATTCTTCTCCACGTTTAAGCTCTAATAGTTTGTTAGTTATATAAAATCTTATTTCCTCACATAAATCCGTAGGATAAATCATATCATCATCTTCCTTATCATTCTTCCATAAACTATCTTTTACTCCTATTGTTTTATATTCTTTATCTATAAAATCAATAATATCATTTGTTACGTTGTGAATTTTATCATTAAAATTTTTATCCATTATTCTTCTCCACTTTCATAATCTATTAATTCTAATTTTAATCTGCAATTACTACCTAATATTGGTATATCAAAATGCTCCCATAATTCAGGTAATTCATCTGCATAAACCCAACACCAATCATTTTCTTCTTTCTTAGCCATTATTCTGCTCCATTTTTTTATAATTCTGACTCACTATATCCAAAGCCTATAAAATATGCCTGTATAGGCTTTAAATTCGTTTTAAAAGGGTATCTATATAACATATACAAGTATAAATAAGCTTGTTAATACAAATACCAATTCTGCAATCTGTAATTTAGTCATCTATATACTCCACCATTTGAGAAACAAATTTAAAATTCTTAAATTCTGTTTCTGGTATATTATTTTTTTCTATGTAATCCATTATTCCTTTATTATTGAATAATGACGTGTCAATAAAATCATTTTTATATTTATATCTTAACCATGAGTACATTTTATTTTTCATTATGCTATGTCTCCATTTAATAAATTCATAATTATTTCAAAATGTTTATCACTTGTTTCATTTACATTTAATCCAGCTTGTAACAATTTTTTATGTACTTTTTTTCTTTTAGCAACTGAACACTCTCTTAATCCTGTGTATTTATAATCGTAATGCCAGAACCATGATAAACCCATATAATTTCTAGTATTAATAAAACTTCTATCTAATTCATATAATTTTTGTGTTGCTTGTGGTGTTGTAGTATTTAAATTAATTTGATATGCCATTTTTTACACTCCTATAAATTGTAAATATAAATAAATTGAAAATAGTACGATAAATATATATTGGTAATCTTGTTTGGTCATTTTAATGCTCCATTTTTTTTGGTGTTAAAAGATAAAAAGAACCACAAGAGTTATAAATTTCATATCCATAAAAGTGACCATCTTGTATAGGCTCAAAATAATCTCTTGAACCACCAACAAACCACGCACCATCTATACCTAAATTATATTTATAATTATAATTATCTTTATCAAGTATTTTAGCTCTTTTAATTGATTTATTTTCACAACTCTCAACGCAATCAGTATAACTACTGAAACGAGTTTTTGTTTTTATAAAAATTTCATTATTATTAATAAAACTTTTAATTGTTGCTCTTGTTATTTTAGTCATCTTTAACACTCCATTTTGTTAGTTATATTTATATCATTAAATGAAACAAAACATAATTGCAAGTAAAAAAAATAAAAAAAAGAAATAAATATACTTTACATATATATAATATTATCATATAAAGATAATATATTAATTAACTACGGAGATAAAAAAATGATAGATACGATAATAGGACGTTGGGAATTTGTAGACAAATTTTTAAAGATTAGACCTGATAATTTTAGCCGTGAGGCTCTTTTTGTTATGTTTGATTTTTTTGAGGAAATTGATCCTATGATGGAATTTGACCCAATCGCAATTTGTTGTGATTTTCAAGAGTTTGATAATTTTAATGATTTACAATCTGATTGGGGCATTGAAAATTTATTATCTATAAATATTGAAACGATAGAAGATTTAGAAAATCATACTACTCTTTTAAAAATTCCAAATAGCGAAAGATTTGTTATACAAACATTTTAAATTAAATATATAATAATAATTAAAGGGCTATTTATTAGCCCTTTTTTTATGCAATAAAATAATTATATTGATAAAATAAATAAATCTAGTATTAATTATATCAATAGCTTATGAATAAATAAAAGGTGAAAACATGGCAGAACCAGACAACGCAACGCCAAAAATAGAAAATACAGCAGTTAAAAAAAAGAGGGGGCGTCCAATCGGATCTAAAAATAGCGTCAGCCCATTTAAGAAAAAGGCAGAAGAAATATTAAAGCGTAGTTTATCAAGATCACTTGAAACATTGTCTGAACGTAAAAAAAATAATCTTGAGGATATGATTATTGAAGCATTGGACAAGGATATATTAAATATTAATAAACTTGCTTTTCTATTCCCTAAAGAAGATACTTTAAAATTGACGGCTTCTGATACGTTTACTGGTGCATTAAATGACGTAGCCAATAGAATAAAAGATTACAAAAGCACCCCCATAAAGGAGGCTGACGTTGTTACAATAGATAATAATATGATAGATATAGATAGCGATTAATCCCCCCCTTTTTTATTGCCGACCCCTCTACCTGTATATATGTATACCCCCCTCTCAAAAAAAAATTCCATATATGGTGCTGCAAAAAAAATTTTTTCTATATATTGACAAGTCTTGAGAAATCACGAACAATGCAATCATATGAAATAATTATGTTGTTTTAGAACAACTATCTCCCCAAAATAAAAATTGTTCAAAAAATTATTTCATTACTGAAAAGGGAAGGGTGCGTTTTAATTCCATTTTTCGTACCCTTTTTTTTAAAACAGACATAATGAGTCAGAATGAGTAAAGAACAACTATCAGATATATTAGCAGAATTAGCATTAGACCCAGTTATGTTTGTTGAAACAATGCTACAAGTAAAACCTGAAAAATGGCAAAGAGAATTTTTACAAAACGTCATGCAGAACCCAAGATGTGCTGTCAAGTCAGGGCATGGCGTAGGTAAGACAGCAGTTTTATCTTGGTTGATATTGTGGTGGGTATTTACACGACACCCTTGCAAGGTTGTCTGCACAGCCAATACTGCTCACCAATTATCAGATGTTCTATGGGCTGAGGCTCAAAAATGGGCAAGACGTTTGCCTGAGAGTTTTTATTCGCAAATGGATATGAAATCCGACAAAATTAATATTGCAGGTTCGACAGACTCGTATGCTGTGGCTCGTGTGTCTCGTAGAGAAAACCCAGAAGCCTTACAAGGTTTCCATTCTGAAAACCTCTTGTTTATTATTGATGAGGCATCAGGGGTAGATGATAAGATATTTGAGGTAGGTGAAGGTTCGCTATCAACACCAGATGCTAAAGTTGTTATGACTGGTAATCCTACTCGTACATCAGGTTATTTTTTTAATGCGTTTCATGCAATGCGTGATCGCTGGACTAAAATGACTGTAAGCTGTGCTGACTCATCACAAGTATCAAAAGAATTTATTGAGGATATGAACATAAAATATGGTTCTGACTCAAACGTATATAGAGTTAGAGTGCTTGGCGAATTTCCAAAAGCAGAAGATGACACTGTTATACCACTATATATGGTAGAAAGCTCTATAGACAGAGATATATCAGTTGACCCCTATGAACCTGTTGTTTGGGGTTTAGATGTCGCCAATTTTGGCTCTGACAGAACGGCATTGTGTAAAAGACGTGGTGCTGAGTTAATAGAGCCTGTACGCACATGGCAAGGTAAAGACCTAATGGAAACAGTAGGTATTGTTATGAATGAGTACGAAATATGTAATTATAAGGACAAACCAACGGATATAATGGTAGATAGTATAGGTATCGGTTCTGGAGTAGCGTCAAGGCTAACCGAATTAGATTTGCCTGCCAGACCCATACAGGTTTCTGAAAGTCCTGCTCTAAAAACAAAATATATGCGATTGCGAGACGAGCTATGGTTTAGAGCAAGAGAATGGTTTGAAGGGCGTGATGTACGCATTATGCAAGATGATAAATTAATAGAAGAACTAATAGCTCCTCGTTTTAAATTTACATCTAACGGAAAAATAAAAGTTGAAGCCAAAGACGAGTTTAAAAAAAGATTAGGTGGTCGTAGCTGTGACTTAGCTGATGCCTTTTGCCTAACCTTTGCACAACAAGCCTTTACAGCTTCTGCTCGTGGAGGTCATAGGCATTGGAATAAACCAATACAATATAAGGACAGTTCATGGATTACTTAGACGAATTAGAGATAATGTTTACAGAGGAGCAAGAATACGCTGCTGAAAATCCTGTAACTCATGCTATTTTTGTAAGTATGGTAGAAAATTTACAATCTATTAATAAAGCTGGTATAGATTGGGAAACAATTTGTGATGTTACATTAGCTTCTGCAGCCTATTGTTTCTTTAAAAGTGGTGGCTCAGCAGATGAATTTGTTGAAAAACTTACAACAGTTAATATTGCACCAGATAATATAGATATAAATTAGGAGGAAAATATGGAAAAACTAAAAGACATTCTTAACTATGTTAGGGATCATCAGTGGGATTACGTTGATGCTGCATTAGGCGGTATTATCGGATTACTTTTATTCATCATTATAGTGAGTTAGAATTATGCAAAGAAGTCAAATATTAGATATGGAAAAGGAAGTTAAAAAACCTGCTCCTAAAAAAACAGAAAAAACTACCGAAAAAAAGAAAACAACCAAAAAAGGTTAAATAATGGATAAGTTAGAATTTAATGCTTTAGTGCGTAATGAAATTGAAAACGCATTAGGGTATTATGACTCAGAATATGGTACAGACCGAATAACTGCCATGAATTACTATATGGGCGAAGATTTCGGTAATGAACAAGAAGGTCGTTCTCAAGTTGTTACAACAGAGGTTGCCGACACTATTGAGTTCATCATGCCTAGCCTTATGCGTACTTTCACACAGACAGATGAATTTGTAAAATTTATGCCTCGTCAACCTGAAGATGTAGAAGGTGCTAAACAAGCAACATCATACGCAAATTATGTTTTAAACTGTCAGAATAACGGATTTGTTATACTGCATAATTTCTTTAAAGATGCGTTGTTACAAAAACTAGGCGTTGTAAAAGTGTATTATGATGAGACAGAAGAAGCCCAAGAAGAAGAATATACTGGGTTATCTGATGACGAGCTAACATTATTACTACAAGACCCTAATGTTGAGATAGTATCACAAAATACAGAAGAATATGGTGAAGAAGGTGTTGATGAGATGGGTATGCCTATGTCAGATTACTCTGTTTCCCATGATGTTGTGATAAAACGTATGTCTTATGGTGGTATGATTAAAGTTGATAATATTCCTCCAGAAGAATTTTTAGTGTCAAAACGTGCTTCGTCAATAGAAGATGCAGACTTTGTAGCCCACCGCACAACTATGAAAGTTAGCGATCTTATACAAATGGGTTATGACAGAGAATTAGTAGAAAAATACGCAGGATATACTGAGTTAGACACAACATCTGAAGTACAAAATCGTTTTGAAGATGTAGAAAGCAGTGATGCTACCGATTCTAGCGATATGTCTATGCGTGATGTATTGGTTGTTGAGTCTTATATTAAGTCAGATTATGACGGAGATGGTGTTGCTGAGTTACGCAGAGTTGTAACATTAGGTAGCGGTTTTGAAATAGTAGAAAACGAAGCCTTTGACCATGTACCATTTGCTTGTCTATCACCAATATTAATGCCACATAGATTAGTTGGCAGAAGTATTGCAGAACTTATTATGGATTTACAGTTAATTAAATCTACTGTTCTACGTCAATTACTAGATAATATATATTTAACAAACAATGCTCGTGTAGCTGCTGTTGAAGGTCAAGTAAATCTTGATGATTTATTAAATTCAAGAGCAGGTGGTATTGTTCGTATGCGTCAACCAAATGCAGTACAAGTATTGCAACCTCCTATGGTTGGTCAAAATGCTTTTAGTTTACTACAATATTTAGACGAAATTAGAGAACAACGCACTGGTTTATCAAAAGCCTCTATGGGTCTTGATGCAGATGCACTACAAAGCACAACGGCTACTGCGGTTGCTGC